TGATGATACTGAAACAGGTAGCGGCAATGGCGACACCGAGACTGATGGTGAAGGTGAAGAAGATGGTAAGTCTAAAGCCAAACTTGATGAAGATGGTGAAGAGGCCGAAAGCAACGGCGGCGGTGATGAAGGTGAAGATGATGAAGATGGCGATGATGAAGATGATGAATTAACCGATGTCATCAATCGCCGCAAAGAATCTGCCGGTACTGATGAGGACTTTGAACCAACTTGTGAGACTGATGACAACTTCCGTAAGAATGAATCATCATTGATTGCTGCCAAGGCACGTGAGTATGTGTATATTGATATACCAACACCCAATCTGAAAAGAATTGTAACACCTGCTAAACGTGTCCAAGAATTGTTGACCGAAGCATTTACCGCTCAAGCAGGTACTGTAGCATACAATAGTGGTGCAAATGAATTGTACACCGAGTTCCGTAAAAAGAATGAACGTTATATTTCATTGTTGGCAAAAGAATTTGAAATGCGTAAAGCAGCGTCCAAGTTTGCCAAAGCAAAAGTATCCGAGACTGGTGACATTGACGTAAACAAAGTTTACAAGTACCAGATTGACGATAACATTTTCAAAAAGATTATGCGAGTACCAAAAGGCAAATCACACGGTATGGTATTGTTATTAGATAAGTCTGGTTCGATGGCAAATAATCTGTCGGCATCATATGAACAGATTCTTATCCTTGCATTGTTCTGCCGTAAAGTAAACATTCCTTTTACAGCATACGGTTTTGGTAATGCACGTATGATACGTGACATGGATTTTCCAAATGAGAGAGATGATAGTTTCAATAATGGTTGCTTTAGTGAGAATGAAAAAGAGTTGCGGTGCTCAGAAGTTTATCTCCGTGAGATGATTAATTCTAAAATGAGCAACTCAGAGTTTTCAAAATCAGTAAAGAATATTCTTTGTTTGATGGATGGATGGTCACACCGTCACGGTTCACGTGGTAGATTCATGCGTCCACAGTGTGATTCATTATCGAATACACCAATGTCCGAGGCATTGATTGCATTGCAACCAATCATCAAAGAGTTTCGCCGTATTAATAATCTTGACATTGTGAATACCACAATCGTTCATGACGGTGATGCCGATACTGTATGCTGGTATAATGCACAGAATGCTGAGAAAGCAAAGTATTTTGATTCTAACAATCAAAATGTTTTTCTAGTAGATAAGAAAAACAAAGTGCAAGTGAATCTGAGAATTAGTGAGGATGATGTTCGTGAAGGTATATGCGAGTGGTTGCAGAAAACAACTGGCACTAAAATTGTTGGTTTCTATCTGACACCAGTCTCTAGTGCAAAGGCAGCATTGAAGCGCCGTATGTTTGCTGATGATTTGAATGCAGTCCGTCACAAATATCATGAAGCAAATGAAATTCTTGCAAAGTATGTGAAGCGATTAAAGAAAGAAAAGTACCTTGAATCAAAAAATACAGGTTACGATTCTTTCTATATTTTGCCTGCTGGTTCTGATCTGTCAGTTGAGGATGAAACATTCGAAGTAAGCGGTAAGGCAACAACGGCAACACTTACCAAAGCATTTTTGAAGTTCAATAAGACCCGCCAGATCAACCGTGTGTTAGTTTCAAGATTCATAACACAGATAGCAGTTTGATAAGTATCTGACCACTTGACAAATGGTCGGATACCATTTATAATGAAGTTTCAATAGTTGATAGGAGTTTATATTATGTCAAGCATCCCGGCCAAGCGCCAGTTGTTTCTCGATACGGCAGCAGCATCAGGTCTGCCTTTTCTAACCAAAGAAGATATGCGTACCATGGCTGAGGCTCTGGGCATTCCTGATCCACAATGGTACTACAAAGATGAAACCAATCGAATTGGCCGCGGTCAGTATCGTGTACCCAACGCCTCTGGAAAAGTTGCTCCAGCGCCCGCACCAACCGTCCAAATGGCGGCTCAGATATTGCCAATGGTAGCACCTCAAGTCAAACCTGGCAATCGTATTGCTAATGTTGTAACAGAACTTGAGATGGAAGATTTGGTGCCTGTTAAGTACAGCAACTATGTACCATTTGGCAACTTTGATGATGTATTGTCAATCATACAATCTAATCAGTTCTTTCCTGTCTTTGTTACTGGTCCATCTGGCAATGGTAAGACAATGTCCATTGAACAGGCTTGTGCCAAAGCAAAACGTAAATTCGTTTGCGTATCAATGACACCAGATACCGATGAGGGTGATCTGCTTGGTAACTATGTTCTGATCAACGGTCAGATGGAATGGCGTGACGGTCCAGTTACTCTAGCAGCCCGTCAAGGTGCGGTGTTATGTATTGATGAGATTGACTACGGTTCAAATAACCTGTCATGCCTCCAACGTGTATTCGAAGGCAAACCATTCTTACTAAAGAAAAAGAATGAGTTAATTACACCCGCTGAAGGCTTTACCGTGTTTGCTACGGCGAATACTAAAGGTAAAGGTTCAGAAGATGGTCGCTATATGTTTACCAACGTATTGAACGAAGCCTTCCTTGAACGTTTTCCAAATACGTTTGAACAAGAATGGGCACCAGCAGCAGTTGAGAAAAAGATTGTTGCCAAAGAATTAGAATCTGTCGGTAAAGAAGATAAAGATTTTGCCGATAAATTGGTATCATGGGCTACAGTAATCCGTAGTACCTTTGATGAGGGTGGTTGTGATGAGGTTATCTCCACTCGCCGTCTGGTACATATCGTAAAGACCTACGGTATCTTCGGTAACAAACTGAAAGCGATTCAGTTCTGCTTAAATCGTTTTGATACTGATACGAAAGTTACCTTCCTTGATCTGTACACAAAAATCGATGCTGGTGCAACGCCAGAAACAATCAGTCAAGCAGAAGAACCAACACCAGATCCATCGGTAGAAGTTCCTTTCTAATTCACATTTACCACTCAAACCATTGACACAGGTGCAAGCCTGTGTCATAATTGTATTCTGAAGAGAGATGTATCACCTCTCGATTATTGTGTGATACTAATTATGGAGTTATTTTATGACAGTAACTAAATCCCAAAATGAAAAACTGGTTGAGTTTTTCAAATCAGGTAAAGATATCACTGAAAGTCAGGCACGTACCCGCTTTGGTGTAGCAAATTTACCAGCACGTATTGCCGAACTTCGTGCAGAAGGCTATAGCATCTACAAAAACAAAACCAAGAATGGTCATACAATCTACCGCTTGGGTACACCTAGTCGTGCAATGGTAGCAGCAGCCTATTCGTTGATGGGCGCACAAGCATTTGCCTAAAATAGTTTGAAACTTCGTGGAGTGGAGACATATATATTGTGTGTCTCTACTCTTTTTTATGGATAAATTATGCAAATACAAGTAAACATTGAAGAATTAAGAAAGAACAAACTGTTTGTTGCGACACCGATGTATGGTGGCATGTCACATGGACTGTATGTAAAATCTTGCCTTGATCTACAAACCGTAATGATGCGTTACGGTATAGAAGTAAAATTCTCTTTTCTTTTTAACGAATCACTTATTACCAGAGCACGAAACTATCTGGTCGATGAGTTTCTTCGCACAGACTTCACACACATGTTGTTTATCGATTCGGACATTCATTTTGATCCGAACGATATTGTAGCACTGATGGCACTTGATAAAGATGTTATTGGTGGTCCATACCCTAAGAAATCTATCAACTGGAATAACATCGCCGAGACTGCACGTAAGAATCCAGACCTGAATCCCAAAGAACTTGAGAATCTGGTTGGTGAGTATGTGTTCAACGTTGTTAAAGGCACACAACAATTCCAAGTTTCTGAACCATTAGAAGTTATGGAAATTGGTACTGGTCATATGATGATCAAACGTGAAGTATTCGATAAGATGGCAGCACAGTATCCAACTATCAAATACAAACCTGATCATGTTGGTCAAGCACACTTTGATGGCTCACGTTATATTCATGCATACTTTGATACAGTAATCGACTCTGTTGACTCTATCGTTGGTGGTGGTTCTGAACGTTACCTATCAGAAGATTATATGTTCTGTCAGATGTGGCGTAAGATGGGTGGTCAAATCTTCCTATGTCCATGGATGAAAACACAACACATCGGTACCTATGCATTCACTGGTAACATGCCAGCAGTTGCACAGTATACTGGTAGACTATAATAAATGTACGTGAAAAACAATTTTAATTATGGAGTAATTTATGAAACTGTCTAACGACACACTAAATGTACTGAAAAACTTTGCTTCAATCAATCAGAGCATCATGTTTAAAAAAGGTAAGACAATTAAAACTGTCTCTGGTGGTAAGAATGTTCTTGCTGAAGCAACCATCAATGAAGAAATTCCAGCAGATTTTGGTGTATATAATCTAAACGAATTTCTTTCCGTTTTATCTCTTCACAAAGAAGATGCCACACTTGATTTTGATAATGAGAATGTTCTTATCTCAGGTCTAAAAGGTCGCAGTAAAATTAAGTATCGGTTCTGTGCCGCTGGTTTGATCGTTGCTGCACCAGATAAAACACTGGCAATGCCTGAGGCTGAAATCTCATTTGAATTATCCGCAGAGGATTTTGATTGGGTATTAAGGGCAGCAAATGTTCTTTCTTCACCAAATATTGTTGTTGAATCTGACGGTGATGCAGTCTTTGTCACAACGACAGACTTAGCAAATAGTTCAGCACATACTGATTCACTTGAGATTGCTAAAGGTAATGGTGATAAGTATCGCATGTTCTTCAAGACCGAAAACTTTAAAATGTTGGCTGGTGGTTATGATGTTCAGATATCATCTAAAGGTATCTCACATTTTAAAAACAAAACATTGAACATTCAGTATTGGATTGCAACTGAAACTGGTTCTACTTTTACAAAGGCTTAATTATGGCAATGAAAATGTTTACAAATGCATCGTCAGCATTTGATGGTGAATCGATTGCTATCAATTCAGATATTGTAGCATCAGTATTTGAGTTGATTAGTCCTGATGAAAATGCTAAACTACAGATGCGTACAGTTATTTTTGGTGTCAATGGTACCGATTGGCATGTTAAAGAATCGTACCTTGAAGTAGTTAATACACTGAACCAAAAAGACTGATTTTATTTTATTATGATTTATGTGAAAGGTTTTCATGGAACATCTTCTGTGGACAGAAAGATATCGCCCCCAAACAGTAGAGAATTGTATCTTGCCAGAACGATTGAAGGTTCCGTTTCAGGAATACGTCAATCAAAAGCAGATACCAAATCTTCTACTGGCTGGTGGAGCGGGAGTAGGCAAGACAACAATAGCGAAAGCAATGTGCAACGAGATCGGTGCCGATTACATGGTAATCAATGGTTCTGATGAATCTGGCATTGATATATTCCGTGGTAAAATAAAAAACTTTGCATCATCAATGTCGTTTGGTGGTGGTCGTAAAGTTATCATCATTGATGAGGCAGATTATCTAAATCCAAACTCAACACAACCAGCACTTCGTAATGCGATTGAAGAGTTCGCAAGTAATTGTTCATTCATATTCACTTGTAACTTTAAGAACCGTATCATTGATCCACTTCACTCACGGTGTGCAGTTATTGAATTTGGTTTGAAAAATGGTGAGAAGCAGAAGATGGCAGGAGCATTCTTCAAACGCATTCAAACCATACTAGAGACGGAGAAGGTGGAGTATGATGATAAAGTAATTGCTGAACTTGTTAAGAAACACTTTCCAGATTTTCGGCGTATTATCAATGAACTTCAACGCTACTCACAACTTGGCAAGATTGATGTTGGAATTCTTGCACAGATTGGTGACATATCTCTTTCACAGATTATCAAGTATATGAAAGAAAAAGATTTTGCATCGGTGCGTAAGTGGGCAGCAACAACAGATATAGATTCGACCACATTCTTTCGTAAGTTGTATGATAATCTGTACGACATAATGATACCATCTAGTATACCACAGATCGTTATAATTCTGGCAGACTATCAATATAAGCAGGCGTTTGTTGCTGATCAAGAGATTAATCTGGTTGCATGTTTGACTCAAATTATGGCAGATGGGGAGTTTAAATAATGAATATTGACTTGAACATTTATCAAGCACATGGTGCTCAAAATTTAGGATGGTTCTCAAAAGAACAAATATATGGATTTGCAAATAATCTTTATGCTGCCGTATATAGTTTTTCATTTCTTGAAACTTGCCCAGACTCAAACATTTTTCCTCATGAATTAGAAGAAACATTTTATGTAGGACAAACTGGAAATAAAGAAGGTGATCATTTGGTCTATGATCAAAAAGTTAGAAAAGATATGGGCACATACATGGCACCAAAATCTAGCACACTTTATTCAACAGTTAAGACGAGAATGAAATCTCATTTTAGAGAATGGCAAAAACAATATCCTGGACAATCAAATACTTATACTCTGTTCCATGAAACTTTTACTCCTTCACTGAGACCAAATTATCAACCATTTGTAAATATTTTAGTGCCGCCAAAAAATCTTCCAAGCAGAGCGGTCAAATCATGGCTTCTTATGGTTGAAGATACGGTTATACATTCTTATATTATGAAATGGGATAAAGAAGTTTTATGTAATCTTGCAAATAAGACTGATAAACGAATGGTACAAGGATCCATTTCCAGTAAAGCATTAAACTCCTATAAGGCTGGAAATTTAAATAAGTTTTTACCATTATGAGTAAACCATTCGACTACGTTAACCAGATCCTTCAAGGTAAGAAACAACTTATCGTGGACGAATTGACAGAGAAGGCATATGTACCATTCCTGACCAATAGGTCTTTGTCTCAACACAAGGACTGTGTTCTATTAGCAAATGAGATGAATCAACGCCACCATTTAGACAAAAAGATGCAGAGTGACTTTTTACTAAATACTGTTAGGTCTATGAAAAGGCCGTTTGCGAAGTGGGCAAAGTCGGAAAAAGATGATGATATAGCATGTATCAAATTAGTCTACGGACTTTCCGACGGCAAGGCACGTGATGCCATGCGTCTACTAACCAAAGAACAAATCCAACAACTAAAAAAAGAAACCTTTATAGGTGGGTTAGGAAAATGAAATGGTTGATATATCTAAATTTGTCGAGGTTGCCCTAGTAGAACAGGATGACTTCTTGAAGGTGCGTGAGACACTAACCCGTATTGGTGTGTCCTCACGGAAAGAAAAGGTACTTTATCAATCTTGCCACATTCTACATAAGCAGGGCAAGTATTATATTGTACACTTTAAAGAACTCTTTGCTTTAGATGGTAAGTTATCTACAATTACTGAAAATGATATACAAAGACGGAACGCAATTGCCAATTTATTAGAAGAATGGGGGTTGCTAAAGATTGTGGACTATGATATAGTAGAACATAATATGGCACCAATTCATCAGATTAAGATTATTGCTTTCAAGGAAAAAGATGAATGGGAATTGATTGCTAAGTATAATATAGGTAAAAAGAAAACTGATTACTAATATGGTGAATGATCATGAACAAAGTGAAAAACAATTTGGTCAAACTTGTGAATAAGTATACCAAAGAAGAAGTATTTACTAGAGATTACGATGATGTGATTAGAGAGGGCGCCAATGAATTCGTTCGGGTCTTTACTCAATCAAATCCTCAAAGAACTTATCTTGTCAATCGCACAGCGTTTGAGATTGGCAAGTAAGTCGTGATGCCTTCGGGGTCACGTATTTTAACTTGCTTAATAGGAGAAATGTATGACACGTATTTCATTTGGACCTTTGTTCCATCAAACACTTGGTTTTGAAAATTTTATTCGTGATGTTGAGAAAATTCTTGATAGTGAAATCAAACCATCAACTTTCCCACCACACAACATCATCAAAGCAGATGACAATAAGTATGTTGTAGAACTTGCCGTTGCAGGTTTTACTAAAGATGAAATTGATGTTCAAGTTCAAGAGGGTAACTTGACTATCAGAGGTGAGAAGAAAGATAAAGACAATTCGACATATCTACATCATGGTATCGGTACCCGTTCTTTCACCAAAGTAATTACGATTGCAGACACCATTGAAGTTAAGGGTGCTGAAATCAAAGATGGTATCCTACGTGTGGGTCTTGAGAATGTAATTCCCGAACACAAGAAGCCACGTAAGATTGAAATTGGTAATGACTTGAAAGAGTTTAAACCACAACTCTTACAAGAGCAGCAACACATGGATCGTGCTCAAGCAGAAAATATACGTTCAACTTGGGCGGATAATCTAGCATCATAAACGGTGGGGCGTAATGCCCCACTTATTAAAAGGTATATTATGGATAGAAATATAGAATCATATCTAAAAGTTTATCAGGTACTTTCTGAAGAAGAATGTATCAAATCAGTCAATGCTCTGGAAGAAAAAGATAAAGAATTCCAGACGCATCAATTTTATAATGTTCAAAGCAATAGTTACCACTCATATGAACATGAACTTTCGATAGCATATTCCAAAATTGAAACAAAAGATTTGATTATGCAAAAGATTTGGGATACACTAAAAAAATATATTTCAGATGTTGATTGTCCATGGTTCAGAAGTTGGAA